GTTGTCTGCTTGTGTATTGTGTGGTAATCTGATATATTCCAAGAGAATCATTGCCTGCCTTCTCTTAATTTTCAAATACGGTAAGATTCCTAACAATATACGTTCACCATTAGAACGACCTTTCGGCCTCCAATAATAAGCAACTTTATGTGTTACTAGTTTTCTACGATGCTGGTAGTACACTCCACCAAACGATTTAATTAACCAAGCCATTAAATCTAAGCTGGTATTGCATACTTCAATTCTATGCGCTGTTGATTCATAAGGTTTTCCATCTTTACGAAACCCACGAGCATAAGCTATACTAAAAGTACCTTCTCCATCGAACAATGCGGCCAGATACGACCAATCTGCTTTATCGGCAGTTATCATTATGATTTCTTCCCTCGGTATTGTCTATATAATAACAGATTCTTTAGAAAATGTCAATAGATGTTCACCGATATAGTTAAATTTTAAATCCACCCTTAAATTAATGGATTACACCAACAAAGGTCTTGCTTGCTTCATCGAACGGACGAACCGCACGACCAGCAAGGCTCTGAACGGAGTTACGAATCTGGTTCAGACTTAGAGTTGTGAAGCTTGTTAGAGATGTTGCACCAAGAGCAAGCAGTACGCTTGAATCAACAGCGTTTGCACCGTCAGCAGTTGCACGGACAAGACCGCTTAGAGATTCACCAAGACGATATGCGAGCTCGCGAGCTACGTTCTCTACAGTGTTATCGATTGCCGTCGCTAGTGATAGCGAACTGAAATTTGCATAATCGGCGTACTCTCCGATCGTAGCAGTTGTTGTTAGAACGTTCACTGCGATACCGCTACCAACTGTACCCTCGGTTGTCTGAGTGGTATTTGCTGCTAGAGGCACGTACATAAACAGCTCATACTGGTTACCGGACTTCATTGGAAGATCAAGACGTTCGCTGCAAGCAACGAAAGGAGTCTGAGCTTTCAAATTTTCGCGGAATTTCTTGTCGTAGTAACGTACCGTTGACTGAGGTAGATTACTCTGACCATTACTAGCTGGAGTATAACTGGCCATTGTTGTTTTCCTTAAAAGGAAATTCTTACTTGTTCCTCCAAACTCATAGGAATCTCTGTCCTATTAACGTCGCTTACTTCACATCAGTAATCCGACTGTGTTTTTTAGCGACCGAAGTTAAGACTTCAACCTCAGTTACCTCACGTCTATCGGTGGCTCTACAGTAATCCGACTGCGAATACCAAGTACTATTAAATTCTTGCGCTCTTGTACATACACAGCGCATGTTCATTCCGACCATAATAATGTTCGTCAAACCCGGTAACTCTGTATCCCCAATCGAAATACAGCTTTTGCGCGGGATTGTTTGCTCTAACCTGAAGCCAAAAAATCTTTACTTCAGGCGTTTGCAGGGAACCATAAAACTCTTCGAATTTCTCGAATAACTTTTTGGCAATTCCTTTGTGTCGATACTCTGATAGCACGGCCACATTATTTACATATGACGTGCTGTGTTTAAACTTGCTAATCAAGAAACCAACAACCTTCTCTACACCGGCAGGGTTTTGGACATTTACTTCATCCGAAACAGCAACCCATACACGACCATTTTCAATACTGGCTTGTACAAATTCAATAGGTTCTGGTTGAGCAAAAGATTCTTGGTTGATCGAAATGACACTATGAAAATCAGATTCTTTATAATCTCGTATCACCATACTAACCTCTCGGCTTTCTGGCTTCAGCTTCAAGCTTATCTACGTTCTTCGAGAAATTACGGTCTGTCTGAAGACGTTTCTTATATTCATCACTCGGCATAGCAGCAACTGCTGCTAACCCAGTCAATGTGCGACCATTCAGGGAGTATGTAATCTCACTTCCTAATGTTGATGTGCTAGGCCCAGAGTCAGAAGAATTGTCGCGTGTTAGCCCTGTTGGAACACGGTGCTGCTGCACGACTGGAACGGACGCTGGAATCACTTCAACAACCGGTTCTGCTTCAACTACAGGAATTTCCTCTACAACCGGCTTTACTTCCGCCGCCCCTGTAACAAGCAAATCTTGTGCCTTCAATATGTCATATGCTCGCTGAAAATTTTCCTTTACAGGCGCAAGTTTGTAGCGAACCATATATCCTGTAATAGCTTCAAAATTCTCTTGGCATTTGTAATATTCTGGGTTGTCCGCTTTGAAAGCATTGACTTCAATCTTCGCTCTCAGATTTTGGTTATCCTGTTGAATTGTGCGAAGTGTTTCACCAAGTACACTCAACGGAGCACCGAGTTGTGATTCTACAAGTTCCTGTGAAGCCTGTGTTGCTGTGGTAGGGTCTGCAAGCCTGCGGGCGATATCATAACGTTCCTCGTCGCTTAACTCGCGTGGAGTAAAATCGACTGGCACGTTAAAATGCACTGCATCTTCTGGTAATTCCTCTACCTCTTCAATTCCAAGTCGTACCTTTCTTGTCTGGTCACGCAGCTTACGAATCAAGAGAATGTTCTGTTCCTGAAGTTTTGTTACCAACTCTTCATTGGTAGTGTACTTAATTACTTGCTTTCCGCCGATAGGTCTGCCCGTTTCATCAACCGGCTGGTATTCGTATCTCTGCTCCACTGGAGCTTCTGTTGTCTGATTTTCACTCATTAGAAGGTCGGCTCCTCTCCGAATTCCTCTCCATATTTGGTATGTTCACCTATATCTAGGTCCTCTGTTGAATCAATTGGTTTCGCGTTCGGTTGCGGCTGTGTATGCACATAATCATAGACTTCACTGCTGATGCGCGCAATAAGCATGGTATACAGCATTGCTGATATCTTGGCATATTTATGTGCGCGAAGAACGTCTTCTTCTTTTTCTTGGTTAATCCAGTTCACCACAAATGCATCAACACATGCCTTGCCGATTTTTTGAATAACTGCAAATCCCGGTTGACTTACGGTTGACGCCAATGATGCCTGTTCCGCTCTATCGAGTTGAATGTCTGGATTGAAGCCTTTAAAATCTTCTTCCATCTCCCCTCCCAAGGATGATATATGAATGCTTAGTCTACAGGGCGGTTTAGCGGACGCAACCATGCGATGTTCCGCAACTATTTAGCATTCAGTAGCAGTTACGGAATTTTCTGTAGACTAGAGTTAGTAGCTTAAAATCTTAGAACGTGATATACCCTCTCGTTTAAGATGCCCCGGTTATCTGGTTCATCTCCCAAGGATGTAACTGAATGGTGACTTTCTTATTTGTCACCGTTCGTTCACTTATACACAAAACCCCCCGATTTGAGGGGTTACACACTATCACAGATCGGTATAGTCTCTCCTACGAGTCACTCAATTTAATCTATACCGTTGCAGATATAGCAGGCATGTGTCGCCTTTTACCCATCACGGGGCAGTCTTATTGTACTTGTGGTTCTTCCCCGCCTAATCCTTCGGCGCTGGGTTCACCCTCATTAGCCTCGCCCTTCGCGCTGTTCAAAACGGCACCTACAACCAAGCGTTCTTGAATACGTCCTTGAATCGCGGCTGCTTGTAATTGTCCTTTCTGACTAGCATTTTGTGAACTGATGGCTTGTTGTGTTGCTAACTTAGATTGCTGTTGTGCGGCTTGGCCTTTTTGCTTCTGGCGATCCTTCATGTCCTGTGTCATTGGCTTGACAATATCGTTGAAGTCCTTCCATTCGCTTGATTCCATCCACATCTTCAGAATTTGTCTGAAGTCAATATACTCTTCGTTGATTTCCGCTAGGTTCTGCTGAATTGTTGGGTTCTCGAAAATCTGAGTAATCAAGGTCATTGATTGGCTCATTGTTCTCTTAGCAGCCAGTGATGCGCCCGCTAGAACTTCATATTCAACAATACCATCATGGAACGCTGCTAGATCAACCTCAAAGTCCTTGCCCTTTTCTTGTCCAAGAATACGATAAATCTCGGCATCAGAAAAGTATTCGAATACTAGCATGTCAAGAATATACAACCACGGTTTGAAAACCTGCTCAATGAAATTATCGAGCGGTCCATCAAGACGTGTCGCACTTGCTCCTGCTAGATTGGTAGCACCTGTTGCTGTGCGTCCCATCGATGATCTTGGACCCGATGAAGAACCTTGCACGAGTTGTGCATCGGCCCCTGAGCTACTTTCTGTAGCTTTCTCGGATTCTGCCAACGCGGACCACACATCA